CCTTTACCAAGACAAGTAAAACCAACTTTACCTTTAGTCCCACAGAAAACTTTATTGGCGAGGAGGGAACAACTACTTGAATATATAAATAAAGATGGGACTTATCTACCTAAGTCTGTTCTTCATGCGGATTTGGACCGAGGTATGATTGATTTTGTGAAAACCGAATTGGAGGTTGTGACCGCTGGAAAAATAATACCAACTATTGATACTATTATAACTTCACAGAACTGGTCCCAATATGTTGAAACTTGGAAGTTTGTTGACTTGGATAGTAATCCTGAGCCACCTTTTATTACTGTTGTTAGAAATCCCGAAGTGAAATATGGGTCAAATCCTGCTTTGAGGTGGAACATTCCAAATAGAAAACAATTCTATTATGCTTCTGTTCCAACATGGAATGGAAATGAACAGGGTATGGACATTTATACGATTCCTCAACCGGTTCCTGTTGATATTACTTATAATGTAAAAATTATATGTAATAGAATGAGGGAACTAAATTCACTTAATAAAAACGTAATGCAAACTTTCGCATCACGACAGGCTTATACATTCATAAAAGGTCAATATGTTCCCATCATTTTAAACAATATTTCTGATGAATCTCAAATGACAATCGATTCGAGAAAATATTATATTCAGTCCTATGAATTCATTATGTTAGGATACCTTATAGATGAAGAAGAGTTTGAAGTAAAACCAGCGATTTCAAGAGTTGCTCAAGTTTTTGAAATTGATACATCTACTTTACACAAAAGAAGGATTAAGTTTCCTGAAAACCCCGATACCTTTCCATCAACATTTTTATTTGTTTCAGGTGTGACCCAACTTACTGACATAATAGATTTTACTGCAGATATGTCCGTCATACAAACTAATAACTTGACGAGTTGGGATGTCTATATTAATAATGACTTTTTTGGGACAAATGTAAATTTGATTCAGATAACAACAAACGATGTATTGAGAATTGATATTACAAAATTCGATGTAAATGAGGAGTCAACAATATTGTTTGACATCAAGTTAGTTTAGTCCTCTCCGTAGATATCTTTTTTTTCCTTACACTTTTCGAGTATCAAATTTTCTAAAAATTTGTAAATCTTCATTCCCCTTTTATCACAGTAATTTTTCAGTATCTCATGTACTGCAGGGTCAATTTTTATGTTTTTGATTTCCTTCTTTGTTTTCATGGTAGAAAAAAGGGAGAAATAATTCTCACCGTTTATAAATAGATACTCAAAAGTAAAGTTTTTTCATTCGTATTAGAATATTTATCAATAAAATAAATCTGAAATAGAATAATTTAATAATGGCAACAGCTCAAGTTAACCAAAAAGTTTACGTATCACCTGGAGTCTACACGTCAGAAACTGACTTATCATTTGTAGCTCAAAGTGTAGGTGTTACTACGTTGGGTCTCGTAGGTGAGACTATAAAAGGTCCGGCTTTTGAACCGGTATTCATCACCAATTATGATGAATTCCAAGCTTACTTCGGAGGTACGGAACCTGTAAAATTTGTAAATACACAAATACCTAAATACGAAGCCGCATATATTGCGAAATCTTATCTGCAACAATCTAACCAATTGTTTGTTACAAGAATCTTAGGTCTCAGTGGATATGATGCGGGTCCTTCATGGAGTATCTCCACTATCGCTAACGTTGACCCTACAACAATTGGTTTTGATGGTGCGATTCCACAAGCAAATTTTGTTGTAACTTTTTCTGGTAACTCTGGAGCTACTGTAACATGGTTAAGTTCATTTCCTTCAGAAATTAATAATAATTTTAATAACCAATATGTTTTATCTAATGGTTCAACTTCATCTTTTGCTTCAAGTTTCAATACCTTCATACAAAGTATATTCTCTAATAATTCTCTTTCGGGAACGTCTTTGAATGCATATGGCTCTATTGATACAACAAATTATAATAGTTTAACCACAACATATTCTGCGGTTACAAATTCTTTCGGTGTTTATGATGTGAGCTATGATTTCAACGACCTAAGTTCAGACTTGAATGACCCGTGGTTCTACGCAAATTTTGAACCTACTACAGGTGATGATTATTCTGGATATTCATTCAATTTTGTTGTTGATACACTATCTGCAATTACAGGTGGATTTTCGGGTTCAGTTACAGGAAGTGTTTATACATTCTCAGGTACGGCTTATCCTGATTTCAATAATATGGTTGTTGCGACTTTACGTTCAAGAGGTATTTCACTTTACACCAATAGTTCTAGTAGTGTAAATCATGGTCCAATATATGAAGTTGATACTTTGAGCGACTTGAGTATGGTTTGTACAAATCAATATTCGGGAGTTACCTCAAATCCATTCTCTACGTTCCTTTTAAGTGGGGTTACTAAGGACGGCGATACTTTCAGTTTCGAAACGTCTATGAGTCCTACATCACCTGAATTCATCACTAAAGTTTTGGGTGTGGATAATTTCAGTAAACCAAGAAATGAGGTTCCTGTTTTTGTTGAAGAAGAGTATTCAGGAAGTTTAGTTTACGCATATAATCAAAGTTATATTCGTGGTTTAAATTGTTCATTAATTGGTTTAGATTCTGCAAGAAGTTTGTCCCCAAGTTCTATAGCTTGGAAACTTCAAAAATATCAATCACCAAAGACTCCTTTCTTAGTTTCTGAATTAAGAGGTAACAAAGTTTATAATTTATTCAGATTTGTTTCAATATCTGATGGTGATGCGGCAAATACAGAGGTTAAAATTTCAATAGCGAATCTTTCATTTAATAACATGACGTTCGATGTACTCGTTAGAAATTTCTTCGATACAGATGCAAACCCAGTTGTAATTGAAAAATTCCAAAATTGTGTTATGGACCCAGCAAGTAATAACTTCGTTGCGAAGAAAATTGGTTCACAGGACGGAGAGTATGCTTTGATTTCAAAATATATCATGGTTGAAATGGCGGAGAATTATCCGATTGATTCAATACCATGTGGATTTAATGGATATATACAAAGAGTGTATGGTAGTTCTGCTAACCAAGCACCGTACATATTCTACAAAACAAGATATAATTTCCCACAAGAAGTCGTTTTAGACCCACCATTTGGTACCCCTGCGGGAGGTGCAAATACAGTTGAATCTCCTGGTGATATTGTAAGAAGAACATATTTGGGTATGTCTACTTCATATCTTTATAGTATTGATAGTTCATTCTTACAATATTTAGGACAACAAAATCCGATAGGTAATTTCTGTTTAGCTACAGAATCAATAGATTGGAATAATTTGTCGAAAGGATTCCATTTGGATTCGGGTGCTACTGTTGTAACAATTGGTAATTTGTTCCAAACGAGTGGACAAACAGCTTTCGAGTGTGGAGTTGCAGACTTTACTTCTGACCCTCAAGTACAAACTAATCCTTACTATTATATCTACGCAAGAAAATTCACATTAGCATTTGCTGGTGGATTTGATGGTTGGGATATATACGAGGAAAGAAGAACTAATGAAGATAGATTCCAAATTGGAGGCTCAGGTTATTTAGCAGGTGCTTGTACTTCTGCAAGATATCCTACAGCAACAGGTGATGGTTTGTTCAAACCAATTACTGTTGAAGGTAATACACAAACATTTGCTAATACCGATTACTACGCATATCTATTGGGTATTCTTACTTTCCAAAATCCTGAATCTACAAACATCAACGTATTTGCGACCGCAAGTATTGACTATGTATACAACCCAAGATTGGTTGATGAGGCTATCAATATGATTCAATTCTCAAGAGCTGACTCAATTTATATCACAACTACTCCTGACTATAATATGTTGTTACCTGATTCAACTGACCAAAATCAAATTATTTATCCACAACAAGCGGTTGATAATTTAGATAATTCAGCAATCGATTCAAACTATACAGCAACTTATTATCCTTGGATTTTGGTTAGAGATACTGTAAACAATACACAAATCTATATTCCTCCAACAGGAGAGGTTTGTAGAAACCTTGCTCTTACTGATAACATTTCTTTCCCATGGTTCGCTTCAGCGGGTTATACAAGAGGTTTGGTAAACTCAATCAAGGCGAGAGTGAAATTGACACAACAAGATAGAGACACCCTTTATCAAGGAAGAATCAATCCTATCGCAACTTTTGCAGATGTAGGAACTGTAATTTGGGGAAATAAAACTCTACAAGTCGCAGATACTGCACTTAACAGATTAAATGTTAGAAGATTATTACTTCAAGCACGTAAGTTAATATCCGCAGTTGCAGTAAGATTGTTGTTCGAACAAAACGACCAAATCGTAAGACAACAATTCTTGGATTCTGTAAACCCTATTTTAGATGGTATCAGAAGAGATAGAGGATTGTATGA